GACCAAAAGCAATGGCAGATGACCAACATAGTCAAATTGCGTGTGGCTGGTATGGAAGACGCCAGCATCTAGTCGCCAGATCCACTTTTAATCCATCAATTTCTATTTAAATACCACACAGAAACATTATCATGAAACTACTGATCAACAACAAAGAATTGGCACACTTTCTCAACAGTATCATCAATCACTTTCAAGTGGCCAAAGATAAAGTGCCATATGAGCACAGCGAAAGTTGGACACACATTAGACAGATCAAAACAAATATTAGACAGCACAGACGCTGGCTGAGAAAAATGCGCAATTCGGGAGAAGCAGAACAGGTGTTGGAAGCCAACAATGCCAGATGGAGCTGGGGCAAATGGCCTGGCAAATTGGAGAAAATTTTACACAAAGAGTTGACTGATTATGTGGGAAAAATATGGCAACTGATGGATCAAAATAAAGAAAAATATTTTAAAGTCATACATGAGAACATGGATCAGGTGTTGGAGGCATTGGGCACTGAGCGTGTGCTGAGCATGTACAAAAAAAGTAAGCAGCAGCATTTTGTTAAGAGCACAGGACTGACCATACACAAAAATGCTGAGTTGGTGCGCAGACAAGACTTCACTGATTATCAACAGGATTGTTTAATTAGAAATACCACAGGCAACGAACAGTTGTTGACTGAAAAAATAGATAAAAAATATCCCATGTGGTTCATAGACAGCGGCTACACCAACTTCTTAGAACCCAATAAAAAATGGCACAGATTGGTGCGCAATCACATACATCATGATCGGATGTTTGAAGCTCCTGTGGATAGATTATCTAACTTCACTAGTTTTCCCCAACCATGGCGTGAGTCAGGAGAGAAAATACTAATCATAGAACCAGGACCGTTCGCCGCTGGTATATTTCATGTGGATCTTAAAACTTGGAAATATGATGTGGAACGTGAACTGAAGAAACACACAGATAAAAAAATTGTGTTTAGAGAAAAAGCCAATAAAAAAGTACGCACCAGTCTTGTGGAAGAACTCCGCAATGAAGACTATTATTGTGTGGTGAATATTAATTCCAATGCTGCCACAGAAGCCATATGGTGTGGTATTCCTGTGATCACCTTGGACAAGCACATCACTAATCCCGTGAGCAGCAACAAGCTGTCAGACATAGAAAATTTACAGAAACCACATCTAGCACGTTGGTTGTGTGCTTTGAGTTACAGTCAATTCACTGTGCAAGAATTATTTGACGGCACTGCCATTAAGATTGTGAGAAAATATCATGTCTAAAGTTGCTGGCTTTGCAAAACCATTCATACAGAGCACCAAGAATACAGTGACCTTGGACAGTATGGACAAAAACAAACCCTTGCTTGTGATTGGCGTTACTTCAAAAAAATATGTGGATCAATGCAGAGCTGAACAACGTGATTTTTATTACATGGACACTGGATATTTTGGAAATTTTCGCAATGAATTTAATCCCAAAGGCAAGAAACATTTTGTAAGGATAGTAAAAAATGATGTGCAAAAAAATATTCTAGAAGAATATCCGTCTGATCGATGGGAATATCTAGTAAAAAATGATCACAGGCTGCAATGGAAGGGTTGGAAAAAATCTGGCAAAAAGATTCTCCTTGTCCTGCCTAATCCAAAGTCTTGTAATTTTTATAATATGAACATAGAACAATGGTTGTCAAAAACTATTGCTACCATAAAACAACATTCAGACCTGCCCATAATTATGCGAGAAAAAAAATCAAGGCCAGAAAGACACAATCATTCCATCTACAATGCCTTAGATCAAGACATATTTGCAACTGTGTGTTTCAATAGCATAGCAGCCATAGAATCCATAGCATATGGAGTGCCTGCATTTGTAGCAGTGCCTTGTGCTGCCAGCCCGTTGGCTCTGATGGATTTAACACAAATCAATACTCCATACTATCCCTGTGACAAGTTGATTGAAAAACATTGTTCATCATTGGCATATGGTCAGTTCACTCTGGAAGAAGTAGAAACCGGTTATGCTTGGAATATACTACAGGGACAAAAAAAATGAACAGATTTACTGTGGCAGCATATTACAAAGGCATACCACCTCAAAATAGAAACATTGAAAAGCAATTGATTCTTGATAATTTTTTACTGGGTGTGCGCACTGTGGGAGATATTGCTGTAGCACATCAGCAGTTCAATCCGATCGCATGTGATGTGGCATTGATTCAAGGATATGTGCATTCTCATGGCAAGGATGCTCCTCATCTAAGATTGCGACAGGCAGCTATCGATTTACAACATCAAAACAAAAAACGTGCATTGATTGTGGACAGCAGTCTGTTTCTGTATGTGGACAAAACAAATCCACATCATTATTTGAGATACAGTTTTGATGGAGTATTCCCTACTACTGGATTTTATTTTGACAAAGATATTGATCCTGACAGGTGGAAAAAAATTAGTTTGAATTTAAAGATCAACGTTAAACCATACAGAACACAAGGTGAACATGTTCTTATTTGTCTGCAAAGAAATGGTGGATGGAGTATGACTGGATTAAATGTGATAGATTGGTTGGATGCCACAATAAAAAAAATTCAACAGTTTTCTAATAGACCCATAATTGTAAGACCACACCCGGGTGATAAAAAAATAATGAGTATTTTAAAAATAAAATACAAAAACGTTTCATTGAGCAATAATCTAAATCTGATTGAGGATCTACGTAATGCTTGGGCCACTGTGGTATACAACAGTTCTCCCAGCGTGGCCAGCATCATAGAAGGAGTACCATCATTCGTCACAGATCCTGAACCCAAACACAGTCAAAGTTGTGCAGTAGCCAACACAGAGTTACATCACATAGAAAATCCCATATTGCCAGAAAGGCAACATTGGCTTGAACGCCTAGCCATGTGTCATTGGAATTTTGTAGAATTAAAATCTGGAGAAGCTTGGAATTTTTTAAGGAAATACATATGAAAAAATTTAAAAATGGTTGGTGCGTGCCTGTGGATGACCAAAGAATGAGTCATCATCTTGAACATGACGTTGACATGTTGAATCCAACTTATGAAGGCAAGTATCGCACACACATTCTAGAACATCTACCCAATCGTAGAACCTTTATAGATGTGGGTGCTAATGTGGGAGTGTGGAGTCTACCGTTTGTGAAACAATTCAAAAAAGTTGTAGGCTATGAACCTTCCAAACAAAACATAGAATGTCTCACTCACAACGTGGGCGATCTCATGGAGATTAGAACCAAGGCAGTGGCCAATTTTGAAGGCACAGCTGATTTCCGTCAAGGAGGAAAAAATTGCGGAGATGGCAAATTGTCCAGACCAGGAGCAAGAGTTGACTATACTGTGCCCGTGGTTAAATTGGACAACGAGAATCTTATGGATGTGGATCTAATCAAGATAGATGTGCAGGGTTGGGAGTTGGAAGTGCTGCAAGGAGCAATGGATTTAATTAAACAGCAGAAACCTTGGGTAGTTTTTGAGGTCAATCAAGACATTGATGTGTGCTGCACACTGATGGAACATGTAGGGTATGAGACCATAAGATTAAAAAGTAAAAGATTATTTTGTTGGGCACCCGTATCTGGTCACAACTCTCCGCATGATCGCACCCAGTTTGGAAGATACTTGGGCCCTGGACCGTATGCTGCTAGGTTCGGAGGCAAGTAATTTCCAAGTCTTTCCAGACATAAAATTAATCATTTCCAATACGATTCTGTTCTTGCAACTTTAAGATCTTCTTGATTGCTGCGACCTAGTTTCTTTCTACTGCCTTTGAGATGATCCAGCCATGCACCCCAATCACTGTTGATCAGTGGGTGTCCTTCACCCAACGTTGCACCAGCACGCGGTCTCAAATCATACAAGTGTGCTGACCAATCCAGCTGTCTCATCTGTGGAAATTTATTTTTGATCTGCTCAAACACATAGCTGTCATGCCATTCTTCCATGAGGAATATTCCATTTTCGGCATCGTCATACACACGTTGGAATTCTTTCAAAAAGTTTTTAATTATATCAGATTTTAAATTCATAGCATACAGTCCACATTCTGGATACTTGCCTTTTCTTCCCAGATAGCCAAGATCCATGTTGGGTGTGATCATGGTGGCAATATTTTGCATGGAGATAGTGCTGTGACAATACATATCAGCATCCATCCATATTAAAAAATCTGCATCGGCTTCTCTAGCACAGTCAAATATTGCATAGACTTTGTGGGCGAACCTCACAGCATGCCATTTGAATCCTTTACCAGAATCTCGTCTCTTGCTGCGCACAGGATCTTTGCTCACATCGCCGTTGGCTTTGGGTACATCTTTCCATGTGTGTTTAAATTTTACCAAAGCTGGAGAACTTTGGTGCAGATCCTTCACAATTATGTTTGGTGCTGATTCTTTCACCACACAATCTTCTGTGTACACATGCAGTTGCACTTCCACGGGCCAATTCTTAATGAATGATTGAATCATTTTGTGACCGTATGTGTCATACCCTGATTGATTGAATGTGGTCACTGCGCAATATTTTTGAGACATGATTTAAATTTTAATTTATTTTAAGCATGTTGGCTAGATATTTTTTCCAAACATTACTATATTCACAATCTCTGTATTCTTTGAACCAAGGTCCACCTTCTGTGTAATGCAACACTTTGGGCTCACCGTCTTTGGGTTCTTTGTACCAACCCACCAACCAATTCCAACTGTGATCCACACTGCCAATCTCCTCATCTTTTAACCAACTGAATCTGTGTAGATACTGTCCTGTTTCTTTGTTGACCATTTCAGGAGTGACTGCTCTGTTGGCAGGATGAGCACAATTCCACAGTATCATGGAGCTCCAATTCTTTCTAGGATAGGGCATCTGTTTTTGATTGTCCATCTTGACTCCTGGTGGTGGTGTGTAATCATGTTTGACCACCATCACTGCATAACGTTCATCTGCTTGAGCAAACAATTCAGCCACATCCGCAGTCCACACAAAGTCACAGTCACAGAACACTGCCCACCCGGCGTAGTTGGTCATGTAGGGAATAAGAAATCTACTAAAAGTAAATTCGGTAGTGCTGAGTGGATCGATGGGGCGTGTGTACAGTCCTGCTTCACGCAACTCTTTCATTTTGAGTGGTAGAACTTCAGCGTTGGGTTGGTGCTGTTTGATTGAATGTTCACACACCTGATATGTGATGTCTTCTCTGGTATCATAGCCCACAAATATCTTCATATGTGTACTTATTGCAGTATCTTTTAAAACATTGATATTATGACATGTAAGTTGTTATTCCTTATAAGCAACAGTGTCGCTTTTATATTTTATTGTTGTATATCCTAGATTTTTTAACCAATCTTGCACGTGGTCTGCTTCATTTCTTTTGTTTTCAAATAATATAACAGGCATATATTTTTTAATAGTGTTTACAGCACCGAGACAAACATTCATTTCAAAATGTTCAACATCTATCTTAATAAAATCTACATCTACAAAATTAAAAGAATCTATAGTTTTTACTATAGTGGAAAACCGTGGACAATTGGAAAATTCTTCTGTGTTATATCTAACAATACTACCGTGTTCTGGTTTATCTATTCCGTTTGGAAGAACAATTGTTAAAGTTTCTTCCTTATCACCAAGAGCAATATTGTATTTTATTGCATCATTTGATATTTTTTTAAATACTTCAGGGTTGGGTTCGAAAGATATAACAGTTTTAAAATGTTGAATAAATGAATTTGTTGTATCGCCTTGACATGCTCCCACATCTATGTATGTTCTAAAATGTTTTATGTGTGGCCAGGCAAATTCTTTTATTTTTCTTTCGCTCATATACTACCCCTTCAATATTTCTTGAGCAATAGCAGTAAACCATTGCTTTCTATTATTGCCTTTAAAATCTAAAAATATTGCAGTTTTGTTATGTGCTGCCGAACTTTTTTTCACGCCAAACACAAATTCTTCTGAATAGTTAAAAAATTTAAACTTTAACCCGCAAGATTTGTGTAACATCGATTGTCCTGAAAGCAGTTGCGGTAATTGATATTTCTTTTCTAAAACTGATTGAATACTTATTTGGTCCCCGAACCAAGATTTTTCTGACAGGTCTAGTTGATAAAACGCATCGGTTCTTCCTTGAAAGAAAGATACAATTTTTTCTTTATTTCCTAATTCTGTATTGGCTAGCACCACAGTATTGTTCACTGTGCCACCGTTCCACAATATACCGATATCAAATTCTTCTTTAAAGAAATTATCAAGATTACCTGTTACTAAATGATCAGCACCGCAGAGAATTATTTTTCCTTCTAGTTGTTTGATAAGGTCTAAATTAGACAACACCAACGATTCCATGAGGTTGCAAGAATCTAAATCAGTTCTAAAAATCTTACCAAATTCTAATTTTATATTTGTAACCGTATCAGTGGCAAGAATAAATTTCCCTTTTGGATTATATTTTTTAAATGTTTTTTCTAGAGAAGAGAGTGCGCTCTCATAGTCAAACTCTTGCGTTAGATTAGGATTTGCAGATTTTAAAATATTTTTATAAAAGGCAGCTAGAATTATCATGAATTGTCTCTATAACGGATTTATAATCTACACCTGGATAGATGGGCAGACTTACTTGCTTGCTAGACACCCAGTCGGTTACTGGTAAAGAATAAGGTGCTCGATATGCTGTTAGCTTATGTACTGGAACCGGATAATGCATTTTTAGATCAAGTTTAGATTTAACATCTGCAATTAATTTTTCTCTATCATTAACTAAGATAGGATAGATATGATAGCTATGGTTTGAATTCTTAGTTTTTACATATGAAAAATGTTTGTTGTATTCGTTGGCAATTTTTCTTTTTTCTTCTAGAACAGAATCAAAATTCTTTAATTTTATTCTTAAAAATTCAGCTTGTATATTGGCCATTCTGTAATTATAACCAATATCGTTGTCGTCCCATTGTCTTACCTTACACATGAATTTGTATAAATTTTTATCGTCTGTAACTACGCACCCGGCATCACCTAGTGCTCCAAGTCCTTTGCCTGGGTAGAAACTAAAAGTTCCTAGATTGCCAAATGTTCCAACATGTTTATTATTTAATGTGGTGCCGTGTGCTTGGCTACAATCTTCAATGACTGAAATATTCTTTTCAGCAGCAATGTCATTTATTAAATCCATCGGAGCAGCATTGCCGTAGATATGCACTGGCAATATACATTTTGTTTTTGATGTAATGGCTTTACGCAGACTATCGGGATCCATGGTAAATGTTTCTTGATCAATGTCAACATACACAGGAATCGCTCCGCAATATTTGATTGCTGCTGCAGTAGCTCTAAAAGTATGCGACACAGTGATGACTTCGTCTCCTGGTCCTACTCCCAACGATAACAGTGCTAGATGTATTGCAGATGTTCCGTTCGACACTGCCACACAATACTTTGCACCAACATAATTGGCAAATTCTTCTTCAAATTTTTCAGTACCGAACACGTAGTTACCACTCCTGATAACAGATTCTGATTTTTGAATTAACTCATCTAATACACTCTTGTGTATTTCTTCAAAACTGTAAAAAGGAATCATAATACCCACTCCATAATTTTTTTGGCTGTATAAATGCTAGTTAACGGTTGTGATCTAGATTCTATGCATTTTAGAAAATGTGTTCTTCCGGTATACAATGCTTCTGCGGTTCCAACTTTTGGAGCCAACATATCACCTAGTTGATTAGTATTAAAATCCGAATTTATTTCTCCTGTAGAATAAATTTTAATTTTGTTAAGATCAATATCATCGTAGACAACACTGTTCTTATCGCCAGTTAAAATAATTTGTCTCTTTTTTACTGGACTGACCCAATTACAATTTATTGTAGTGGTAAATCCGTTGGTAAACTTTAGATTAACGATCACTTGATTTGCTTTATCATTAATGTGATTGTTTTTAATAATTGTTCTATCTTTCAATTCTAGATCAGGGTAAAGATAATTCACAATACTTAAATCATGTATTGCAAGATCCAGCAGAGCATCAACATCACTTTGAAATAATCCTAGACTAATTCTGGTGCTATCGTAATATATTGGTTTGCCAATATCAATGCTTTTTAATTGTTCTACAGCAGGATTATAGCAAAATGTATGATCAACAAAAATAATATTTTTTGTTTTTTTAGAGTCTTTAATAAGATTGTTGATTTGATCCAACGTTTCGCAGGCTGGTTTTTCAATCCAAAGATCTTTTCCTTTTGCTAGAGCCTGTAAAGCAATATCATAATGTGTGTTGGCTTTGGTTGCAATCACAACTGCCTTAATTTTTGGGTGTTCCAACGCAGCTTCTAAAGAAGTGTATGTTGTAATTGCAGGATATAAAGATTTTGCAATTTCCAATTTTTTAACATCCGAATCACACACTGCTGTTAATTCTTTGTTAAAGTTCCTGGCTAAATTTTTACCCCAGTATCCATAGCCTACTAATAATATCATTTGTTTTTCCTTATTTTAATTTCCTGGCAGGATTACCCACATAAGTTCCAGACTCTGTAATATCTTTAGTGACAACAGAACCTGCTCCGATAACAACATCATCACAAATAGTTACAGGCATTATGGTTGAATTTGAACCAACATATACTTTATTGCCTAATTTTGTTGGTAAAAAATCTTTAGATAATTTTCTATCAACGAACTTATCGTTAATAAACATAGCCCCGTGACCAATAAAACAATCAGAGCCTATTTCTACTTTTGAACATATAAAACTATGACTTTGAATCCTAGATCGTTCACCGATTGTTACATCGTTTTGTATTTCAACAAATGGGCCTACAAATACATCGTTTTGTAAGGTACAACCGTATAGATTTACAGGTTCAATAATCTTAACACCTGTCCCTTTGATAACGTTATTTTCCATATGGTCCGATAATTAATTTAAATAATTTAATCATTTTAGTCGTATCTCAGCAGTGACGGATTTACCTGTAGTACAAATAATACTTACAATTTCAAAACAATCTTCTAACATGATTTCTTTAGTCTTAACGTGTGTTCGAAGATCAAATACTATACGAGTATCTCTATGGGAATGTTTTTTAATTATTGCAGCATATGTAGATACAGGATAATGAAATCCGCATGACAACCAAGATGTAATTAAGTCAAATTTTATATCAGGTAATTTTAAATTATTACAATCTAATAATGTAAACTCTGTTGTTCCTAATTTTTTTAATTCAGTTTCTAAACGACTCAAAGAATTATAATATAAAAATTCATTGGCTGATGAATGATAATTTATGTCCTTGGCCGTATTATCTTTTAAATTATTATTCGTAACATCGCCGTCGATTAGCCATAACTTTGTTTTGTATTTTTCATTAAACATGCGAGATTCCCATGCTAAGCCACATCCAATATCTAATATTGTAGTTGGTGGATGTTTTAAATACGAATCAAGAGCGAGGAAATTGTTTTTCTTTATATCTTGATATACTGAATTATTCCATTCATTAGAAATCCAATCCTGTGTAAGTCTGTTATCTGTCATTTAGCAAACCCCACTGTTTCTCTAGAAATATCGTCGTGATCAAATTCTGCCCAATATAATTCAAAAGCAACACAGTCTGTGACAGCTTCAAATTGATGATATTCGCCAGGAGCTACTTTGGTATACTGACCCGCTGTCAATACTGTTTCGTCTATGAGATCATAATTGTTCTTCCACACTCGGATGATCATCTTACCAGATTCAACAAAGAATCCGTTCCACTTGTATTTGTGCGTGTGCTTGGAACACGTGCCTCCGGCCTTGGCTTCGATGCGATGGAATTCTAATACACCGTTAGCTTCTAACAATTCTGTTTTGCCCCATACTTTTCCTGCTATCATGATGCATTCACTCCTGTTGATTTGGTATTAAATACTCACATATTTATCCATATGAAATTTGGTCTATTCAAAAACAACGGAGCACTCAACAGTACAGACATCTTCTACTATGTGGCAGATGGCTTGCAACAGTTGGGTCACACAGTGACCTATGACCACATGGAAGACATAGATGTGCCTGTGATATGGTCCATGTTGTGGCATGGTAGAATGCATGGCAATCAAAAAATTTATCAATCATACAGGAGTCGTGGAAAGAATGTGCTGGTGTTGGAAGTGGGTGGCATACAGAGAAATCACACTTGGAAAGTGGCGTTGAATGGCATCAATCGTGCTGCTGATTTTGGCATGGGTGACTTGGATCCCAACAGACCCCATAGATTAAAATTAAAATTAAAACCTTGGCGCACAGATGGTGAACACATTTTAATTTGTGCTCAACACGACAAGAGCGAGCAGTGGCGAGACATGCCCACATTGGACAGATGGGTTCACAACACTGTGCTCAAAATTAGAGAACATTCCCAAAGACCCATTGTGATCAGACCACACCCACGTTGCCCTATCAAAGACACATTTAAAATGTTTGGCAACGTCACTGTTCAAAATCCTGTTCAAATAGATGGCACTTATGATGATTTTAATTTGGATTTTCGCAACTGTTGGGCAGTGGTCAGTTGGAGCAGCAATCCCGGACCACAAGCAGTGATTGCAGGCGTGCCTGTGTTTGTGGGTCCTGACAGTTTGGCTCATGACGTGGCCAATACAGATTTGGCAAACATTGAAACACCACACATGCCCCATCGTGAAAATTGGTTGGTGAATTACGCTCACACTGAGTGGACCGTGGATGAAATCAGAACCGGAATTCCTTTTAAACGCT